GGTGTGTATAATTGGTGTAGTGAATTAAACACCCGCCAAACCAAAAAGGCACGACGATGAAAAAAACGACCCCCGAGCAAAAAAAAGCTGACCAAGAACTGGCTCTTCGCTTCTCTCGCATCTCGCCCGAAAAGGCTGAGAACATCCGCCAGGCATATTACGCTGTCGCGGATCAGCTTGAGCCTCTGATGCAAATGCTGGAGGACGCTGATTGCGACCTCGATTACGAAGCCGGCCCCTTGATCGAGGAGCACCTCAAAATCTGCGCTGCTGTCGAAGCTTTCAAAAAGTCCCGCATCGGCGCGGTTCTTTAATCCCTGTCACCCGCCAGCCGGCGATCGTCGCCGGCTGGCTCGTTCCCTCTCTTTGGAGTTTTCAATGCGTATTCTCACGATAGTCTTGAAATCTGGCGCCAAGCTTGAATTCGAAATGCCGGTGTCGTATGACCCGGCCGACTTGATGAATTTTCAGTGCCGGTGGTTCGCAACCATCGAAAGCCCATATTACCGGGTCCAGGGCTGCACGGGTCCCGTCCAGATCGACGTCCGCACCCTTGCTGTTGTCACTTGCCGAAAGGCATAGGACGCGGCAGCCGGCCGGCCAGGCATTCCAGCCTGGCCGGCCTTTTCTTTTTTTCTTTTCAAATATACGCATAATTGACTTGCAGCAATCCGAAAGGTGTGTATAATTGGGGTAGTGAAGCAAACAACCGTCAAACATCGCGAGGCAAAAACGATGACCTGCCCTTCAAACATCCCCTTCGGCGTCGAACTAGAAACCACCATGCCCGTCTCGGATACAACCCCGATCGGTGGTTATCACCGAGGGCTGCCCGTCCAGTGGCTTCCCTCCGGCTGGAAGGCTGAACGGGACGGATCCATCCGAACCATCCCGAACCGCAAGGGTTGCGAATTCGTCAGCCCCATCCTTCGCGGAACCGACGGCCTGGAACAAATCCAAACCGCTTGCGACTCGATCAAAGATCGCGGTGGAAAGGTCAACGCTTCATGCGGTGTCCACGTCACGGTCACCTTCGATGGCGACGCGGCTGCACTTGCTCGCCTGGTCTGCCTGGTCGCAAACCATGAAAAAGCTCTTTACGCTTCGACTGGAACGACGACCAGGGAAGAGGGCACCTACGCTAAAGGGCTGAAAAGCTACGGCAAGGATGACGCAAAAAGCCGGCTTGATCGGGATCGCTTCCACGTCTTGAATCTGACGCACATCGCTCGCGGTCGCAACCGCGTAGAATTCCGCGTTTTTTCCGGCTCGCTGAATCCTGACAAAATCACCGCATGGGTTCAAATCTGCTTGGCACTTGTTTCGCTCGCAACCGCGCAGCAACGATCAACGTCTTGGGATTACGAAGCAAAGGCCGGCAAGCCTGGCCCTTGGGATCGCTCAGGGGCTGGCGAGGGCGAGACGGAGTTGGCTCGCCTATTCTATCGCATCGGCTGGACCAAGGGCCACACATCGAAGACCTACGGGGTTATCGGTGAAGGTGTGAAAGCGATGAAAAAAACGCTTCGGCTGATGGGTCGCAAATACGACGCGGCTGCCGCGTAGCCGGCTGCCGGCTGCCGGCCATCGCTAGAACCCGGGGTTATTTTCCAGGTTCTTTTTTTATTTATACGCACCTTTCGCTTGCGTCCTGTCCGAAAGGTGTGTATAATTGGTGTAGTGAATGAAACAAAACCCTTTCCGCTCCGAGGCTTTCCGATGAATTCCATCCGTCAATTCAACGACAACGATTTTGCTGCTTTTGCTGGCGTCAGTTCTTTCGCTGACGATACTCGCCCCCTGATCTGGTTTGATACAACCGGCGACATTGTTGTCGTTGGTTCCAAAATCGGCATCTCGATTTTGTTTTCGCCCGGTGAATCGGAAGATTTCATCGAAGCCCACCTGACGATGAATCTGCCGTCTCAGCCGATCGCTCGCGCAACGATGGCCGGTGTGATCGCAAGCATCGATTTTGTTGATTTTCACAAAATGTTGGACGGATTGTCAAAGCTTGGCTTCAAGGCAATCTGAAAAACTTTTCAATTATACGCACCTTTCGCTTGCAAGCCATCCGAAAGGTGTGTATAATACGAGCATGGCGAACGGGGTTCGCCGCCTTCCCTTCCCTCTTGCTTTGGAGTCTTCGCCATGCGTCCTTCGTCCATCACCGTTTCTGGTTCGCTCGCTGACCTCTCGACCGTTGCTGACGTTCGAGGGCTGTCCCAACGCCACTTCGGTGGGATCCAGTGGGAATCTGCCGCAAAGCGGATCGCGCGTCGTGCCGGTGGCTTCCGTGTCTTGTTGGCCGACGGCCGACTTCGAATCTTCACCTTGCTCGCTGACGGCCGGGTTGCTGTCTCGACCTGGAATGCAACCGACTGGTCATTCTAGGAAAACTTTTCAATTATACGCACCTTTCGCTTGCAAGCCATCCGAAAGGTGTGTATAATACAAACATCGAAAGCAACCCCCGCCAATCACGAGGCACCTCGAAATGTCCACTCTTTACACCGTCACCGTCGAAAGCTCCGGCCGAACCCGCCACTCATTCGGTCGCCTTGAAGAAACCTTCGACGATGCTCTTCGTTTCGCTCGCCGGCTCTGGAACGGCTGCAGCCCTGCTGAGCGAGGCAAGTGGGATTCCATCTCGGTTGCGTCCCCCGAGAGCACCACGGTCGTCTGGACCCGCCCCTCGCTGCTCGACATCCCGGCCGGTCGATACGCTTTCGAAGGCAAGCGATACGTTGTCACCGTCCCGAAGGCCGGCTCCAAATGGTTCGGATTCGTCTTCGTCGCAACGGGTAGCGAATACCACGACCGCACAACCATCGCTGTCGTCACCCCACGCGGGACCTTCGGTGTGAAAACGTCGGCCAGGGGAGAGGCTGTCACCAACGCCATCGCGGCTGACCCCATCGGCCGCATGGCGGAATTCGGCCAAATCACCGGCCGGTGTGGTCGATGCGGTCGGGTCCTTGAGGACGCGGATTCAATCGCTGCCGGTCTTGGCCCGATCTGCCAGCAAAAAATGGCCGGCTGATCCCGGCCGGGTCCGGAATCAATCCGGACCTTTTTTTTATTATGCCCACCTTTCGCTTGCAACGCATCCGAAAGGTGTGTATAATTGGTGTAGTGAATGAAACACCCGCCAACCACGAGCCACAAAAATGTCCGATTCACTTGTTGTCCACGCGAACCGCATGGATTCCGCCATCCTGGTCGTCATCAACGAAACGGCGAAAGCTTGGGAAGTTCGCAACGTCGATTGTGGACGGTCTTGCTGGCTGCCGAAGAGCGGACTTCGCCTTTACAAGCCAGGCGTCGAATCCTACGAGGGCGAGTATGTTCTCGCTCCCTGGCTTCGGTCGAAGCTTTCCGACCAGCAAGAAAAGGTCTTGAACCTTTTGATGTGAAAATCTTTTCAATTATACGCACCTTTCCCCTTGCAAGGACCCCGAAAGGTGTGTATAATTGGTGTAGTGAATGAAACACCCGCCAACCTGGAACCAGCCATGAAAACCCGCACCGTCTGCCTGACCCCCATCCGCCCCGAAGTTGTCAGCTATGTCGAGTGGCTGAAAAAAGAAGGCATCGTTGTCGTCTCCGTCGTATGGCCCACGCTGCCCGGTCGCGACGTCCGCGTCACCTTCGAGGTTTGAACCGCTCCCTTTCCCCACGGCTGGCACGATCGCCAGCCGGCCCCTTCCCGAGGAACCCTGCCATGAAAAAGCTTGACGCCACTCACCGGCTCTTCGCCAAGGCTGACGCAATCAAAATTGCTGCCGAAATGAAGGCCGGCGATCCCGATTGGGATTACCGTCCGGTTCATTGCCCGAAAGGGACCGGCTTCAGTTTCATCGAAATTTTCGACGAGGACGGTCAATTCGTCGCCCGCGTTTAATCCTGCTTCCCCTTCCCGAGGAACCCTGCAAATGCCCGCTTACAATCCCGATCTCCAGATCACCCGCCCGGACAAAACCGGAGCCAGGACCGTCCATCGCGCTGCTCGCGGCCCTTCGGCCGATCCGGCCTTTACTGGCGACCCCGGCGACCCCGGCTGCAACGGCCGGTGTGTTGTCGCGAGAATCAGCCGGTATCTCGGTGGCCGTGAAGGAATCAGCCACGTCGTGACCGGCTGCAATATTCACGCTCGGTTCTATTCCGAAAAGGCCGCGATCGATTGGTGTCGATCGACCTTCGGCTAAAATCTTTTCAATTATGCTCACCTTTCCCTTGCGAGGACCCCGAAAGGTGTGTATAATACAAACATCGAAAGCAACCCCCGCCAAACCAAAAGGCACCGCAATGTCCAATCAAAAAGCCCTCACCGCTTACCTTCGGACCGCGTCTGACGTCCGTGCTTTGCTCGCTCGCCTCGAATCAGGGTTGGATGCTTACCAGGACCGTGTTTCTCCTGACGAGGTCAACTATGGCCACGTGGGCGATATGGGATACCTGATGGCTTCCCTGCAGGACCTGTCCGACCGCGTCAACGAGGAGAACGAATACGCCTCTGATGAGGCAGCCTAGTCGCTGCCCTGCTTCCCAACGGCCGGCGATCGTCGCCGGCCGGCTTGCTCCCTCTTGCTCCACTCCTGTCCCATGAATTACAGCAAACCCTATTTTCAAGCCACCCTTCCGTTTGTCTCGCGGAAAGAAGCAATCAGTCAGCGAGAAAAACGCGATGCCATCCGCGCTCGCAACGCCAGGTTGATGTCTCGCCGCTACCCCACTGAATTGCAATGCCAAAGGGCCATCGATCGCTCGCCCGATTGGGCTGAGTTGTTGGCCACCGAGACGATGGATCTCTGCTTCTAGTCGCTGCCCTGCTTCCCAACGGCCGGCGATCGTCGCCGGCCGGCTTGCTCCCTCTTGCTGGTCCTGTCTCCAATGTCGCAAATGTCGACTCGACTTTTTGGCCGTCGTTTAATTCTCGATTGCTTGAATTCCATTTTCGTTTCGCTTGCTCACCTTCGGGTTCAAATGGACGCCCGGGCAGTTCCCGAGGAGCAAAAGAAAATTTCGCGTGAGCACTTCCGGCAGGTCGTTGGCCGTGCTGGAAAACTCGCCGATCTTGCAATGCTTCCCGGCGATCACCTGTCCCCCCGCGTATTTTACGATGCGTCCGCGCTGCTTGGCGCCGTGAACCGGACGCGGGAACGGCTGGCCAGTGAGGAGGCTTCCCGCAAAAAGGGCTAAATATGCCCACGGTTGACTTCCCTTGGCCGGATTCGGTGTGTATAATAGGGGCATCGGCAATAGTCGCCGCCCCACTTGAACCTTCCCAAACCTTACCAACCCCCTGCAGATCCGATGTCCAAGCAATCGCGACAAAATATCACCCAACCCGACGCCTGGCTGGAAGCCTGGAAAGCCCAGGCCAAAAAAGAAAAAAAGAACCTTTCCCAGTGGATCGGCGAAAAGTGCAACGCCGGCCTTCCCAAAAGAACGGCCGGCCGGCTCGTCGAGCGACGTGGACCCGGACGCGTAAAGACCGAATCCGCGGATTAAGCTTGCCCACGGCTGCTCCGCTGCTGTCTAAGGTGGAGCGATTCCATCTCACTCCTATTGTTGGACCGATCTGATGATCACCACACCCGCGCTGCTGCTGCTCCTGCTTCTTGCTTTCACGTCGGTCGCCTCGCTGGCCGGCGCGGTTTTCAATTTTCGCCGCGATGCAAGTGCAGTTTTCTGGTTCTCCGTTCTGTCGCTGATGGCCGGCGTGATCCCGCTCGCCTTGTTCGTTGTCGGTGCGATCAGTCTTTTGTTCCGTTAACCTGTCCCCCGCCAGGCATTGCTTGTCGCTGCTGCCTGGCTTCCAACCCCTGCGATGCTCCCTCTTAGGAAAAAACGAAATGCACGAATTACGAATCGCCTTTTTGCTGTCGGCTGCCGTCGGCGCTGCCCTTTTCTGCAATAGCCCGGTAACGGCTCAATACCAGAACCCCGGCGACCTGCCTGACGCCCCGCTCAATCTGTCGCAGGCTCAGCTGGATGCCAGGGCGCCGATCGTCGAATCGATCAACGAAGCCCACGAAGCTTTCGACGAGGCTGTCCTTGCTCACGGTGAGCTAGTTTCAATCCTGGAACAACTACAGGATTTGCTTGCGAATACGGACCCGGATTGTCCTGTCGTGCCCGCCATCGAAGATGCGATTGACGCCTTGCAAACCGAATCTGCCTCTTATCAGAATAGCGTTTTGCTCACTAGCACCCACCTGTCTTGGGTGTTTGCTTATAACATCACCGCTCAGGGCGACGCGTCTGCCCAAGGCTGGCAGAACCTTTACGCTTCGGCCCTTGGCGAGGCCAATACGATCAAAGGTGTATCTCAAACGCTTCGCGGAAATCTGAACGCTTCCGTTAGCGTTGCTCAGTCGCTGCTTGATGCCTTGACCGCTCTGGTCAACGCTTGGGATGAGGACCAAGGTGGCGGATTCTAGTTTCAATCGGCCAGGGGAAGGGCAGTCGCTTCGGTGGCTGCCCTTTTTTTGTTTGGCCATCCGCAGTAGCTGCAGGCTGCCGGCTCGCGGTCCGGTTCGAAAAGGACGCGGCTGCAGTCCGGGCATTCAATCATCCGCCGTCCCCATTGCCCGATTGGGCATGCCGCGTAGGCAATCTTGATTCCGACGCTGACCTGGCAGTCGCGGTCCGGATGCTGCCGTTTGTATTCCACGCAAACCCCGGCTTCGTTCATCAGGCAAACGCCGCATAGCCTGGCTCGCTCTTGTTGATAAATCGGTGGCTTCGCTTGCCGGCATAGGTGATGGTAATTCTGCCCTCGGTTCTTCAGTGTCAGTCCGCAATCCTCGCAATGGAAATCCTGCGCGATCTCCTGCTCGGTTCTCGCCGGTGGAACCAGGAGGGCTGCCCTTTCCTGGCTGTCGTCTCGCGGCTTCGGTGGTCGCTTTTTTGCTCCGCTGCAACACCCCATTCTTATACTCCCTGGCAGCAGGCGAGGGTGCTATCGTCGAGGCTTCGGAGGTCGCATAGCTCAATCGAATTGCATTCTCCCCCTAGCGGTGGATCATTGTAAATTTGATTGCAAATGCTGATCAGGTTTGTTGTGCCGGTGATGTAGCTAGTCTGATTCAAATCAGCCGATGCTACCACTTCGCCGTAAAGGGCTGCCAGTGCCGCTTCGACGATCCCACGCACTTCGTCATCGTTCGGGGCGCCGTCGAATGTTTCCGGGCAAACCGCCAGGAACCAAGTCACCAGCCTGGCTCCGTTTGCGTTGGTGCAGTCTTCGATGATCACACCGATCTGCTCCGCCCTGCCTGGTTCCCCCACGTAAAGGGTGCCAACGTCGACCGGTGGGTTCGGTGCCGTCGACGATTCCCCTGCTCCGTTTGCGAATTCTATCTGGAAAGAAAATATGGTTGAAATGGTGCAATCGCCGCAGCAGTCGATCTCTTCCGGGTTCGGGCATTCGTTGAATTGAAACGAAATCGAAAGGGTGACGTCCGGTGTCTCGCTCGTTACAACGGCCGTCACTGTTGGTGTCGTGACCTCCTCCTCTTCGCCGCAAGGGCTGAGGCATGGTGGCGAAGTGATTCCCCAATCAAACTTCAATGCTGCCGATGGCGCCGGGATTCGTGTTATGTCCGGGCAGGTCACTTGCTCCGCGTAGGCTGTTGGGTGACATGCCGTTGCTCCGGTCGCATCCGGTAGTGTCTGCCGTGGATGGAATTGTGAACCAAAGCCATCGATCCAGTTGATATGCGTCAGGCAAATGTCGGTGATGCTGGTTGAGTATTGAAGGTAGAAGTTTTTTGGCGGTCGTATATCGGAATCGATTTCGATCGGGTCATTCCGCTCGATCGTTTTCTTTACGGAATCAACGCCTTCGATATATCCTCGCATCGACCATCCGCTCGGGTCGTCGTCCCAGAAGGTGATTCCTTCCCGCGTCACTTCTGGCCCGACCGGATAACCCTGGTCGATCAATTCATACTTGCAAGGCTCGCATTCTGTCTCGTATGGGCAGCAATCCGTTCCGGCCGGGATCGTCACCTTTTCGCATAAGATTTCGATGAATTCCTCCGTCGGCTCTCCGACCTCCGTCCCGAATACGATGTCACCGTATTGCAACGGGTAATCCACGTAGCATTCGGTCCAGGTCAGGTCAGCCGTTGCATCCGGTGTGGTCGATTCCCAAATCCACCAATTCGCCCCGCAATGCAAATCGCCGCCGCTGGCTTCGCCGTGGGCATCGTGTAGCCAGTCGCGGTCATGCCAAAGGTGCCAGAAAAAGGTCGATCCCACGTTGAACGGCGACTTTAGCGTTGCTTTCAGTTTCAGTTTGTCATCGTTGCAAAATAGCCGGCTGAATTTGGTCGGCATGACCAAAACAACGGCGAGGACGGCTGTCTCCATTACCAGGTCGCCGTCGCTGTTGAATTCGCCGGTGATTATGTTCTGGCAGCAATCGATGCAGCATTTACATTCTTCGTCGCCGTATTCGAACGCCACCTTCTGGCCGTCTCGCTCCGCGTCCTGCAGAAGTCCAATCATCTCGCCATTTACAATTCGGCCGGCCAGCCTTCGGTTGGTCACGGCAGCAAATCCTCGCAATCGCCAAATGGGATGCAGGTCGTCTTGTCTTCATCCACTACGCTGCAAACCGTAATCTTCCGCAAGGGCAGGCACTTGTCGACCGTTCCATCCGGGTTGATTACGTCAAAGAATCCGTCAATTGCGACGTCCAATTCAATCATCGTTTGCTTGATTTGCACGATCCGGTATTGGTGATCTTCCGGTGAATAATCGGCTTTGAAACAAACCCGCTCATTCGGGTCCACGCATTCAGGTGTGCAACCCAAAACAAACGGCGGGTTGTTCCCCGCGCGAGGGTCGCCGCCGTCGTAATATTTCGTTGGGCTGACCGTCGCAATGTCCGTGCCCACGATTGTCCCCTCGCAATGCCTCGCGATCGGCTCTTCGACTTCGACTAGTTGCCATTCGACCGTTGGCGATTCTAGGTTCGCTTTATTCAAAAGGACGTTTTCAGGATCGGTGAATCCGTCCCCAGTCACTCGTTGAAGGATGACGCTCCGGTATTCCTGGCCGCCTGTCCCGCTTCCCGCTCCGCCACTGTAGATTGGCCCGATCGCGTCTTTTAGAAACGGGTTCTTAAATTGAACCAATAGCCGGCTGGATGCCGGCTGCAGCGGATTCCCTTGCTGGCCGATCGCGGTGAATTCGTTGGGCTGATCCGAGTTCGGCCAGGTCGATCGCTTCCACGCCACTTCATCGGCTGGCTGGACGGATTCTAATTTGTTGTTCGTCCGGATGTAGGCGACTCCGCCCGCTGCTGTCTTCAGAATATGCTGACCGATGAACGCCCGCACTCGGTTGACCGGTAACGTGATCTGCTCGATCTGCCAGGCCGGTGGCCGGTTGGCCGGTAGCGTTGGGTGATTCGCCTTCAATCGGCCAGGAAGGAGGAACGCCATTCCCGTTGCGAACGCGTCTGCTTCCGGCCATTCGTTGTTAATGTCGTCGAGGATTACCGTGTCCCCGATCTGCAATTGCTGGCCGGTCTGCAAATTGAACGCCAGCCCCAAAACCTCGACCACTTCTGCCCAGCATTGGCGGTCCGTCATTTTGGTTATCGTCTTAAATCGGATCCGGCCGGCCGGTGGTTCTTGGCCGGGGCTGCCGATGAACATCCGGTGCGTATCGACGCGGCTCAAAAGGTCCGGCCCCGCGTAGACAATAAACCCAATCTGCGATGGTGCCGCGTCCCAAGAACCAATTTGCGGTGCGTATCGGTCCCCAGGCTGCCCGAGTGTGCCTCGAACCCTCACCTCCGGTCCCGCGAAGCATTGCCCCTCTGCGCCCGGCTCCGTCGCAGTGTGGCCGTTCACAACGTACCAGCCGTTGTCTCCGGTGATGTCCGTTGGTCGCTTGCATTCCAGGTAGGTTTTGTCGCCGTCGAGCAGATAGGTGTCCGTCACCTGCATCAAAGCATAGGGGGGCGCCTTTTCCGTGTCTCCGTTCCGGAAGAACAGGCGAGTGTACCCTGGCCCCGCTTGTGTGCGAGGTGCCCAGGGCGTCTTGGTGTGCGATCCCGCTTCCAACGCAGCAAGCCTGGCAAGGATCTGCTGCGCTGTTGTAACGGTGAACGCTCCGATTTGCTCTCTTGCCATCGAATCAAGGAACCTGCGACCCGGTGGCTTTCATCACCAACTCGATCTCGTTTGCGAGCGACGCGGTTCCGATATGGGTGACCCAGTCGCCTGTCGCAAGATCGGCAATCGGCGCAATGCCTCCGGCTGTCCCCGATACAACGTAGGACGAACCGACTCCGAGGGTTGCCCCCAGGTCGATCTTTGCTCCGGCGACCGCCATCGAAAAGTATTCATCCGCCGCTGCTGGCGACATGCAAATTCCAACGGCTGCCGCGTTGACCAATCCGGCATCCGCGTCTGCCTTGTAATACTTGCCGGCCGAAAGGTAAACCGGCTGCCCTTGCGTCAGGGCTTCGCCGGCAAGAACCGTCTGAAGAACGGTGGCGGATGAATTCGCGGTGAGCCCCACGTTGGCTGCTGTTTGTGTGATATCGACCATCAGAATAATCCTAGCGCTGAATAGGGGAGGGCTGTTAGTTCGGTCTGCTCTACAAAATGAGCATTCCTGTCATTTGGTTCTCTCGTTCCGTCTACCTTTAGCAAAATCGGCGACGTTACCGGATCGCCATTTTCGTCCGGTGCATTAATAACTCGGCCAAGGTCATTCCGCATTTTGAATCCTTCGTTCCGAAACCTTTTCCACCATGCGTGCAATGGCTGCACCCGATAAGGAAATCTGAACGTCACTTCCGCCTGGACCTTCCAGTATCCTCCGCCCGGTGCCTCCTGCGCGAAGACCTCCTCTGGATCAAATCGGGTTAGCCTCGCCAAGCCTGGTCCAAACATGCCGGCCGTCGTGATGATGTTGTCGCTGTTGTAGGCGTGATAATACGCTTGCAACTGTGCCAGGTTAAATGCTCCGAAAGCGTAATTCCTTTCGATAAACGCGACTCGATCAAAAACTTTAGCAGTCAAGCCGATTACTGGTTCGCCGACCGTATTTGCAAAAGGACGGCCGTTGATGTCTTCGTCGATCGGTTCATCGCTTGAAATGGTTCCCCACTTCACCGTCGGTGGGATTCCTGTCGGTGAATCGCCCAGGCCATCCGGCCCGATCTCGCCTTCCCACTTGATGATCGCAATTCCGTAGTTGGGCGAAATCCTTTCCGGCTGCTTGTCGACCACTCTGATCTGGCTTGATCCAGGGTACAGTTCACCGATGTCCGGCAGCCCAGCCGCTTCCGCGATGTCGGTCACGTCATCGGTTGGATCCATTGTTACCGAATAGCCTTTCGTGATGGTCGCTTTTTTGTTGCGTCCTCCGTCCTGGCTGCTGATCGATCCCCTGGATCGGCTCCACATCTCTTCGGCTGCGCTTACTGTCATTTGATTATCTTCACGATCAATTCGTCGGAAAGTATTTGTTCGTTTTTTCTTGCTTCCGCATCTTCGGCCAGCTTGATCAATCTTAAGCGATGCTTCTCTGCTCGCTCTGCTTTTTTCGCAAGCTTGCGTTGCTGTTCCAGCGATTCGTTTTTTGCTCCGCCCCTGCCCCCTAGCAGCCGTCCCTCACTTGCGAATAGCTGAAACGATTCAGCCGCGATTTGTTTTCCTTTTTTGTCGGATTCCGCGTCTGTCTTCGCTTTGCCGTCTTTGGTTGTAACTGAATTCGGATTCATTATCGCAAACAATTGGAGGGCTGCCGCCGTCTTGGCTTGCCTAACCATGTCCTTGCCGACCGCTCCGATCGCTTCGCCTTGTTTTTTCAACGGGTCGAAAAAGCTTTTCTTTATTGCTTCCGTGAATTTTCCGGCTTGTCCAGGATCGGCTGCCTGGTCATCGATGATCTTCTGCCGTTGGGCTGCAACTAGCTGCTCCCTGGTCTTTTGTTTCCTGGCAGCATCTTCCGCTTTCCCGTTCACGATATTCATGAACGGATCCTCCCGGCCGTTCCCGCCGATGACCGGTGCAACGTCTGAAAATAGAAACGGCATTGACGCGAGCATTGCGACAAGGTTTTTTCGGCCCTCTTCGATGTGGCCCAAAATCGATTTGCCGCCGTCCTCGCTTGTGGCGTTCAGCCAGGCAAAGGCATCGGTTAACGCGTCGATCGCGGGTATCAAAAGAAAAGTGATTTCGGTTGCAATGCTGCCGAAGGTCGCTTTCAGTTCAAACATCGCATCGTTGGCTGCTTCGACCTTGTTTGCCTCCAAATCGCTAAACGTCAAACCTAGCGACTCCGCCTTTTGTTGCATCTGGTCGATTGCCTCGCTGCCGCCCGATAGCGTTGTCGCAAGGGCAGCCCCTTCGGTGTCGAATAGCTGGAACGAAAGCAGAAGTTTGTCCGCTGGATTCTCCAATTCCTTCATTGCATCCGAAATGTCGCGGAATGCCGCAGCTGGCCCTTTCGCGTTCAACTCTTCCGCCGATAGCCCGACTTTTTTCAATGCCGCTCGGACGCCACTTAGCTTGACAACCTGGCCGTCCATCGAAAGCGAGAAATCTTTTGACTTGCTTGCCGCGTCTGCTAGTCGCCTAGTCATCCGTTGAAGAGCAACGTCGACCTGGCCTTCCGCCATGCCTGACATCTCCGCCGCCGCAAATCGAATGCCGATCAGGTCTTTTGTTAAAAGTCCAAGCTTGCGCGATGTCTTGGCGATCTTATCGATTCGCTCCAGTTCGTCTCCGACCTTTCGAAGGCTGGCCGTCACTAAACTAAAGCCTAGAAATGCCTTGACCGAGTTGGCCGCGGATTTGCTCAACTTGTTCATCCGCTTGTCCATTTTGTCGACGCGTTTATCTAGACGGTCGAGAACGACTCCCGCCTTGTCTTTCGCTCCGATATCAATTTGGACGTCGTTTGACATTTTATTCCCTGGCAATTCTCATGGATTCGTAGTTAAGCCGATGGGTCAATTTCGTCAACCAGGAGGGCTGATCCAAAACGCCCCCCGCCACTAACAAGTTTCCGTCGTTGCACATCGACGCAATCTGTATTTCGTTACCAAGTTCACCCGCGTATTGCATTGGGCAACCTGGCAATTGAAAACTTCCGGTCCCCCCGCATGCGTTGCATCCCTCCTCTTCGCATGTCGGGCAGGCCACGCTCACGAGCCCTCTCCCTGGCTTGCAATCTTTGACGCACCCCTGGCAAAGTTTCCCGGCGCGTATCAGCGAGGCCACCCTTACTTTTTTAGCTCGTCCTCCGATAGCTGATTGATTTCGTTCACTTTTTTCAAGATCTCTTGCGCGAGGTCGACGTTGATCGTATCGATCCACGAATCGAATTCCTCCTCCGTCATCACTGTGACTTCGCGAAGGTTGGTAATCAGCATTTCGAAAATTTTTGCCGCGTCTCGATCTGCCCTCACTTCTGCCTCAAGTTTTGCAAGCTTGATCTCTTGCCGAATAGATAGGCAGGTCACTTCCAATTCGTGACCCTTGCCATATTTGATTGTCTGTCTCTCGCCAGGCTCGATGGTTTTCATGGTCTCGCTTTTTAGATGATGTTGTTAAAGGTAATGGACGTGCTTTGGTCCTGGTTCGCTCCGTTCTTGTTGCATTGCCAGGTCTGGTCGTCGGTCAGGATTCCTTCCCGTTCGCCGGTGTTGACGCTTATCAATTGCGCCTTCGGGATCGCAATCGTGATGTTGGATACTCCGGGTCCGTTCAGGACGATCGACATCGCTGCTTCCGTGTTGGCGATTAGGTCGCCCCACGGATCGTCGTCGGCGATTAATTGCGCTTCGGGATTCCCGGTCACGGTTGAGATTCTGTCGGTGATGATTCCGGAAATGAAACCGGAATCGGTGCTCGCGCACTCCCGCAGCTTGATTACGTTGCCCGCGTCGTATTCCAGCGATTCCGTGCAAAGGACGAAACCATCAAAGGTCAGGGTAGCCGCTGCAAACCGGATGATCGTGTCGTTCGGATACGTTGGTGCGAGGATGACCGCGTCGATCGGTGGCTGCCATACTCCCTGGAAGCTCCAATCGATATAGGCTCGCCGGCCGGTAGGCATCATAAGCTTGAAAGTTCCAACGGCTCCGGCGAGGAATCGCTTTCGCCCGTTTTCGTAGACAGCCATCGTTAGCGTTTTGACGTTGGTCCCCGGCGCCTCGCTTCGCGGTGTGATAACCCCGGATGAATTAACGTAGCCGCAGCCGGCCAAAAGGACGGTGACCCAATCCGGAAGGGTAACGGTTCCGTCCCATTCGAGATCCGTCTTGAAGGTCATTCCCCCCTGATACTGACCGGCGACGCCTTGCAAGCGATCAAATCCGCCCTGCCCTTCCCTCGCTTCGACAGGAATGTCGCCGGCCAGGTTGATGTCGTAGGCGTTGAATTGCGCGTCAGTCGCCGTTGTCGCAATCGGGGTCCCGATCGTCGTTTCCGCTTTCGCTGCGATCGTCTCGATTTTCTTCAGTAGCGTCATCGGCCTTTCCCTCTTGTTCGGTGTTAAGTGTTGGTTTGCAAACCGTAATTGGTTCGCCTTCGTTGCCTCGATCGACGCTAAAGCCAGCCGCTAAAATCGCACAACTGATAAAAGTCCGGAGGGCCGTTTCTGCAACGCCTGGCGAGAGGTTCAAGTGAATGCATAAACAACCCTCCGGTTCTTCGGTGATCCCCACGCCCCTTAGCGGCAGGGCATCGATGTCGCTCGCCTTCAGGATTGGTTCGACGCAACGGGGGAAAAATGGGTAGCCATTGCCCGGTGTGATCTCTTCGATGATTGCCGTGATTTGCTGCTTGAATTCGTCCATTAGATTTTGCCTGCTCGCTTTAGCGTATTAAAATTAATTCGTCGTTTGATCTGGTTTCGCAATTCCACCAACGTCTCCAGGTTGGTCGGTCGCTTCATTCGTTTCTTAACAAAAACGCCCCACGGCGATGGTCCGTGTAAAATCGCGATTGGCCACCTGCTCTTCCCCAGCCGCTTGAATGCATGCCCTCGCAGCTTGACCGCGCTGACGCCTGGCTTCGGTCCCATGAATCCACCGGCTGCCAGTGATCGCGACTTCCGTTTGCTAATTTTGTACGTCACGCCCTTCTTGGTTTGTCTGGCCCGAAATGCCTTGACCGCCAACCTCGACGACCTTTTCAGTTTCACCGTCGCCGTTGGAAATGCTCCCGTTGTTGTCACGCTTTGCTTGATCAGTTCCTTGATTGCTTTCGAGGGTGCGTTCAGTTCCGTTCTGACGTTCTGGTTGATGATGGTCCCTGCCTTTTTTGCTGTTGCTCTAACCGCGATGGCAAGCTCTCGCCGGATTAGCTTTTTTGATCCCTTGAGCGACTTTTTTAACGCCCTCATGTCTCTCGCGTTGTACTGAATATCAAACATCGCTAACTAGCCGAAAAAGGGTTGATCTCCGATACCCGGTAGCCAATCACCAATTCGACAACCGCTCCGTCCCAGCCTGGCTCGTTAAACTGCGAGTAGTTTCCGAAGCTTGCCATGACCGCCAGCCCTCCGAAGGTGTGCCACTGGCCGGCATCGTTGTTTGCTAATGCCTTGCGAATCGCAGCCGCCATTTGATCTTCGTCGGTGCTGAATTCTGTCACGCCGACTTCCGTTTCGTCCACGTCGATTTGCTTCGCGAACCCGATCAATCTTAAGGTCAGGTTCATCCATAGCCTTGGCGGGTTCCCTGGCCAAGAAAGGGTTGGCTCCTCCTTGTCCTCTTCGGCCGAGACCCAGATGTCCTTGGTGTTAACCTCGCCCATGTCCAGGTCGCGGTCCGCCTGGCCGACGGTCCCAACGTCGAATTCGTAGCCGTTGGCGACCGTGATGTTTTCTAGCCGGCTGATGACCGCCGCAATGATTTGTTTGTTTATTGGGTCAGCCATTGATTCGCCTCGTATGGCAACGCCAGTCGTATTCGCCTGGCTCGGCTTCGACCGCTCCGGTTCCTTCGGCCAGGATGGTGACTTCCCACGTCTCCAGGTCTGTCCCTGTCGCGTCTTGAATGATGATGCGATCGTTCACTTGTGGCTTCGTTGCGATTGAATCAAGGACGGCGGATGCAACCGGGATTAGAAAGTCCCGCGTCTGCCCCTTAACGTCGATGCCCAACCCATCCAGCCCTTCGATTCTTACTCCGTCCCTTCGGGCGGTGAATTGTTCGCTGACGGTGGTCCCCCTAGACAAAATCGCAAGAATGCCGAACGATCTCTCGACCGCTGGCATCACTTGCGAATTGAATTCCGACTCGAACCGGTTCGTCATTTTAGACCGCTTGGTTTAACTCGATCGTCGCTTCCAAGATGTCGAGGTAATCCGTGTTGGTGTCGGCCGTCTTTTGCAACTGGAAGAACAGTTGAAGTCCTCCCGCATAGTTGGTCATGTCAAACCGCGTACCACTTGCGACCCGCCGTTGCGACCCGTTGTCGTTTGACGCATAGAATTCGATGTTGCTCTTGCGACCAAGGGACAAGCTTGGCGGTCCCTGTAGGTGTCCGCGTGAAGCAAAATCGATGCCAAATCGTTTCCACGAATCGGTCAGCGTCATGCCGGTGGCAACGTCATCGTTGTTGTTGGTTCCGTCGTCCGTTTCAACAACGACCGCGCTGCTTCCAATGCAACGGAAAAGTGCCGCTTCGGTGATCGAATCGATCGCGTCATTCCTGGCACTCGCCAGCCCAAAGGCCAGCTGGCTAGTTGCGTCGAGGGCTGCCACGGTCTTGGCCACAATTTCGACGCTGATGATTTCGTCGATATCGAAAGGCAAAACGTCACCCATGTAGACGCACAAATTCTCGACTTCCGAGGTGGCTGCCAATTGCAGGCGAATTCCGCCCCCTGCAAGTCCGCCGACCGTCGGTGCTCCTGCTGCCGAGGTGTCTGCCTTGACAAACGGATTGCCGGCTCCGCTGCCGGCTGCTGCAAGGGCGAGTTCGCCACGGAAATCGTAGCGGATTTTTCTGCTTTGTTTGGACATAATTTAGTGTTCCAAGGACTGAAAAAAGAATTGTAACAGGCGTTGAATTGCAACCCCGAAGGGCACCTTTTTTAGGTGACGTTCCGGACTGCATACCTCCAGTTTTTGACCGCCGCCGCTGCCCGGCCTTCCAGGCTGACGTAGGTGGTCTTGGTGCTCGGGTCGTACCAACGCTCCCGACGGCCGGCCGTTCCGAACCCGTTGAAATAGCCACGGACAACCGTCGCCGTATTCAGCCGCGTTGGGTTCCGCAAACCGTACCAGGTAGTGAGCGATGCAACTCGCAATTCGCTTTCGGGGATGACCCCGACCTGGTTCCGATACAAGCCAACGTTGGCGGTTGTTGCTGCGACCTTATCTTCCAGGCCGCCCGCGTTCAGTGGCATAAAGGTCCGTCTCGCTGATTGAGCAACCGTCCCGGTTGGACAGAAGCAAGTGTTGATTGTTCCGCGTACGCGACGGCCGGTGTTGATGCCGCCGATGTCATTGTACAGCGTCTCCATCGCTGCCCATTCCGCGTCGCTGGGAACCCCGCCCCCGGTTCTCGCATTGTTATTCAGCGCGGGATTGGCTCCGGATCCGGTGTCGGCTCGGTTGGCAAACAATGCCGATCCGTCTAGCAACGTCTCCGTGCTAGTGAACCGCTCAAGAACCAATCGGTTTTGCGTCAATTGCCACGCTTCGGCCAGGCCGATCATGCCTTCGGCAAATGCGTTCATGTCGTCGTTGGCGACCATCACCGGTGTCCAACCGAACGCGTTACCAAATCGGCGAAGGTAAATGTAGGAAAGGACCTCCTCTTCCAGGCCCAGTTCCTTCAATTGCTCCGCGTCTTTCAGTTCATCCAATTCATCGACGACGCCCTTGTTGATCATCAAGCTTGGCTTGAAGTCCTTCAGGCCGCCTGGCAAGGTGGCCGAAACCAACGGATAGCTGTAGTCTTCATCTAACTCGATCGAGTCCAGGAATTTGTTCGCCATCCCGCTTAGGATGTTGGGGAAATCTCCCGGCCGCGATGCTGGGATGCTCGCGCTCAAGTAGCGAGCATCCTCCCTCTCGCTATAGAACCGATGGCGTTGCAGGGGATTGCCCATTTGCATTGCCATCTCCGCGATCTCTTCTCGCGGTCCGTGAATATCCACTTGCTGCCCGTCCTGCAGAAGGCATTCCGCTGCGATTGCATGCAATGGCCGGTTGAGCAGGTTCCGTGCCCCTGGCCGCATCTCCATTGCCGCGTTATCGGACGAACGGAAGCAAAGGGCGTCGATTGCATCAAGGGCGAATTCGTCTCGCCCTTCGCGGATGACGTTTGCCCGCGGCGCCGGAATGGCCGGCTCGGCTGCCGCCGATACTCCGTTCCACGCTTCGACTGCTTGCGTCGAGTTGTGGCCGGCTGCCGCCGATGCGTTAATCATCGCGGTCGTCACTCGATCTTCGCCGGCCGTCGCGTTGACGATTGCGGCTGCTGCCAGGAGATCGCTCAATCTGGCTTCTGCCATCTCCGTCGCATGCGCGGTTGCGACATTCGGTGCCGGGGCAGCAGGGGTTCCCGTCGTATTCGCGGCAGGTGCCGGCGCCGCAGCCAAAGGGGCAGCCGTTGGTGTCACGAGAACGGCCGTAGCCCCCAGGCTGCTGCTTCCGGTCAGGGCATCGAGAATGCCTTGCTCGTTGGCCGGTGTTTCAATTCCTTTTGCTTTCAAAAAAACGGTAAGTGCCGCTTCGCAGGTTTGGTCGCTTGCGTCTGCCGCCTGGACGTAGCCAAGAGCAAAAAGCATAGCTCGAATTTTAGCTGTAATGGTCATCTTCTTTTCCTCTTGGAAAACTGGTGTCGGTTCAGCCACGCTGGCTGTTTCAATGGTTGCGCTGATTGATGCCGGCCCGCTGGAAGCTCTCACTTTCCCGAGTGCATCTTCAAAGTTGGAAACGATCCCGTCGATCATTCCCCGACCAAGAGCAACGTCCGCGCGGAATGCGTCACCTTGGCCATAGCTGCTCACCACTTGCTCTGGCGAAATGTTTCTGTATTTGGCAACGTCGGAAATGAACCCGTCGCCATAGCTGTTGATAAATCCTTGCAAGGTCTTTTTGGCTTCGCCCTGCAACGGCTCGTATGCATTGCCGTGCCCTTTTTTTGGCGACTTGTCGTTGGTCACGACCGTCACGTTGACGCCGTAGTCGGCCATCATCTTGGATGCGTCTTGGTGATGGTAGATCGTCCCGATGGATCCGATCAACGAATCGGCTGTCGCATAGGACCTGTCGGCTGCAGCCATCAAATAGAATCCGGCCGAACCGCACATTCCTTGGCAGTAGGCAACGATTGGCTTGCTTCCCCTGGCTGCAAAGATCGTGTCTGCGACTCGCTTGACCCCGATCGCCGATCCACCGGGTGTGTTTAGGAGCAGCATCACTCCCTGCACTTGGGGATCGGCGATCGCCTTCTTGATGTCCCGTTCGATCACCTGGTAGGACGCTGCGTAGCCCGCTTTCACGAGATAGCTGTTCTCCTCCTGCAGTACTCCGTTGACCGAAATGACGGCTGTCCCGTTGATCATCGAAGTTGTCGGCTCTTCGTCTTGCCTTCCAAATTCGAGGGCTGCCTCAATACCGGCCACGCTTCCGTCTTCGGCTGCAACCAGCAACCGCTCGTATGCCGATGGCATGATCGACCAGGGAAGGCCGTCCCGAATCGCGGACGTTAGCTTGACTCGCTGCCGCCGTCGCTTTGCTTTTTTTAGCGTCATTCTAAGTCCAAAAGTAGGGACAACCGGTCAGCGATCTTTTCTGCCTGGTCGTCGGTTGAATCTTCCGCCTGGCTGTTATCGGATGCTTGCCCCTGGCTTCCGTTACCTTGCGGTCCGCTTCCCGATTTGGTGAAGTCTGGCGTCGTGCCGAATAACTCAAACACTCGTTGCTCGACCGCTTTTTGCATCAGGACCCGGATCCAGTGCTTGTTGTTCCTCGCGCACTCCTCTTTGTACGTTGACATCATTGTTCGCAATCGACCGGTTCTGGCTTCGCCCTCCTTGAACGGATCCATCAAATCCCGGCCGTTGCCGATGATGTCGAACCGTTGGTAGGTTCGCTCGCTCTTGCGGAATTCCGACGGCGAAAGGCTCTTGATTCGTCCGCTTGCAATCGCCAGCTGGTTGAATGTTTGCCTTACCGGAAGGGCGCAGGCAAAACCGAACCATTGCTGGAGCGGTCCGACTTCCAGGTCTTCGTCCAGCTTGGCTGCCCGCGATGACGAAAAGTTCACCGATTCGTAGTCGCCGGATAGCGAGTGGTAGCTTAGCCCGACCGATGATGCGATGTCTCGATCGATTAGTTTCATGAACGGTCCCGCGTCTCGGTTTGGCCGGCTTGGCTTCACTAGTTCGATCGATTCGTCGGTGTCAATAACTGATGCAACCGGTGAATGCCCAAGCTTGTATTCTCGATTGTTGTATTCATCGAGATCGCTTTCGCCGTCTTCAAATCCCCATGCACCGTATTTGCTGCCGTCTTTTAATTTAGCAACCAGGAGGAGGACGGCTTCTGCTGCCGCCGTTCGCAACTCGCTTTCCATGTAGCTGTCGCGGTCCCAGATCGACTGCCCTGCTGCATCCAACCATGAAACCCCGAGGCTGGATGATGGTCGATCAAAAAGGGCCAGGTCGATTACCCGGTCCGCTGCAACTCGAATGCTCCGCGTCGACGAATTGATCGGTGCTCCTGCTCCGGTCAGCATCGATTGGTTCAGTCCAAACGTATCGTAGGGGTGATCGAGAAATAGGTGGTACGCAATGACCTGGTTGATGTCGTTGATCTCCAGCCCACCAATGATTTTGTTTTGGACCTGTCCGTTGCTGCTCCGGCCGGCTTCCCGGTCTTGCGTCAGGTCCAGTTGTTCCCTTTCGAACATTTGCCACGCGATCGGCACCAGGTGTTTATCGGGATTGTAGTCTCGCCGAAAAACGCGAACCATTAATCCGTTGCCTACGATAGCCGCTTCGCCCAATGCCATTCGGAACATCTCCGGTCCCGATAGCCGGCCTTCAACGTCAAATTGTTTTCGGTCGCTGCTGTATTGATCGTAGAGGTCGTCGCTTTCCAACGCGTATTGCAGCCGTGGCCCGAATGTTCCCTGGCTGATGGTGTCCAGTTCGGTCACAATCTGGAACATCTCGCTAGGCAAAAAAGGCCACGCATATGTTTGCATTCCCTTGCCAATCACAAGATTCGTTAGAACCCGTTTCAGTCTCTTGGCTTGCGGTGTGTTCCGAACCAGGTCGCGCGACCGTCGGTTCATGATGTCTTGCGATCCCATGATCGCTGCATCACCCGAGAACCCGTTCGGCTGGAATGCTTCGCGAGGGCGATCCCTCCGTCCCAGCTTGAATGCCTCCATCGCATCCTGCGTTGCTTGCCTTAGCATCTCGCCACCGAACGCTTTCGAACCTGGCTTCGGAGTTGGCTTGCTTCCCTTGTTGAACGGCCAGATCATAAATCAATCCTTTTCACCGGATGAAAAATCTGGCGCCGTCCTCCGGCTGCATTCGCTTTCCGTTCGAACCGGTCGATGATGTCGGACAGCCGATCAATCTCAAGCATCGATTGGGTCCGCTGCGCCTCCGACCAACTGCTGCTGTCGGTCTGCAGAATGCGGTTGAGGGCATCTCTTGCGTTGTCAACGATGGTCTGGTCGGATGCTGCCATCCTGTCAGGCTATCCTAAAAGATCGCCGCTCACAAACCGAACCGGTAATTGTTGTTGCCGTTTTCGGCAACCCTAGCGGTCCCCGATGCCCGCTTCGACTCGCCTCCCTGGCCGATTCAAGATCAATTGCGCTGCCATTTGCGGGGTTGGCATCGGATTCGTTTTCCACTTGCAACGTGGGCATTCCAATACCACGGTTGCGTTATTCGAAAATTTCCGTTCCCGCTCGCATGCGACTGGCGACTTGTCGGTGGAACATCGCGGACAGGTCACCGGCTCTACTGGCACAACCCGTGAAAGTTTTGTTTTTATGATCTGCGCTGTCTCTTTGCATTTCGCCACGGCGCATTTGTAATAGGTGGTTGGTGAGTCTCGCCGGCCGCCGCTGCTCCGTTTCATTCGGCAATGGTGATGTTTGCAATAGGGGATTCCGTCGGTGTCCTTCGGTGTCCCCGGTTCATCTCTCACTTCGGTGAACCCCTCCTTGACCTCGATCGCTTCGTCAAAGTCCACGGGCAATTCTCGGCTGCTCTGATTCTGTCCTGCCATCATCTCGCTCCTAGTTCCAACGGTTTTGACGATGCTCCGATTGTCGGTGCTCGCCGTGGTTTCGCTTTTATCAAATTCTCTCTTAGCCATTGCTCAACGCTCATTGCGACGAGCCCCTGCGCTAGTGCATCCCACCAGTGATCTTGCCGGTAGCGTGACTTTCGCGACTTCGTTGTTTTCCTTTTTAGTTCGGCCAAGTCCTCCGAACCCTCTTTGATGTGTTTCGTTAATCTAGCGTGATTTTTATGGACGCCATCAGTCGCATAGAACAGGGCGAACCGCTGCCGTTCGTCCTCCGTCATGAATAGCTGCTCCACCAGGGCATGGTAGTGCATTGCTGACCAAATGACTTCCGTGCATTTTCGGTCCGCGCCGAGTCCACGGTTCATGTGCCAGTTGTCTCCAACGATCACGTTTTCACTTGGCGCCGGACTTCGATAGTTCGGCTGCCCTTTCGCTGGCAGCCAACGTCGCAACCGCCCGCGTCGCTCGCGGCAGAATCTTTCAACTGGCTGACCTGCCCACGTCTTCGGCTCGCCGTCTTCGGTCCAGTTCCCCATCCAGCCCTTGTCAACAAGAACCAAGTCCGGCATCCGCGCGGCTCCGTCTTGCAACAAAAGGCCAGCTTCCATTTTGTCGGCCAGGGTGTGGAGGCCTTTCAAGATCAGTTCTTCCGCTTGTTCGACCGTTGTCTCGCTCGATCCATGCGTCTGGACGTCGTAATCCGGGATCCGATAGAACCGTCCCGCTTCCCGGCTGATGAACGCATAGTGCAATTCCACTTTCCGGACGTCGATCCCGCCGACAACCGGATCCGTGTCCGATGGCACAATGCCTCGCGGCTGCTCCGTTTCGCAGTTCGCAACATGCCCGCTTTCAAATCGTGAAATGATTTGATTTTCTAGCCGGATGATCTCGTTATCAAATTCGCAACGGCAGTAATATTCTCCCTTGTCTGCCCATTCGTCATAATAATTTTGCACGGCATGGACCTGCATTTGGCTGCCGTCTTTTAGCTTCTGCGATTTGAATCGGTGCTCGTTGCTGACCGTTGCCCCGGCCAGCATCATTTCTTTGTTGACCAAAAAGTACTGATGCGCTCCCCGGCCGTGCTTGTCGCCGGCGATCTTCCCGCGTTGCCGAAGCTTGACGTATTCCATCCACATATCGTGCCGGATCGGTCGCTCGACCATGTACTTATATGTCCTAACCACGAATGGGTGCCCGGTCACCGCGTAGTGGTGCGCGACCCCGACGCCTTGCTTTGGTAGCGTTGCCAGCATGATCCGTGCTAGTGGTTCCGTTTGCGTACCAAGTCCTCCGATGTCCAGGTCGACTCGATCGATTACTTTCCTGGCAACCTCCGGGTTATTGACCGTCTCCGGTGTGTCGAGGTCATCGATCCCGATAACCTTCGGCCGTTTGCCAAGGATGTTCAATCCGCGGATTGGCGAATCGGCACCTCGCAACCGCAGCATGGCTCCGTTTGATGGTGAACCTGGAACGGCCGGGTAATTCATTTCGACCGCCGTCCAAGTAAAAGCGATGGGGTGCTCGGTGAATGTGACGCCCGGTGCGTCGTATCGTTCGCCGGTGGCATGCATCCCATTTGCGATCTGCGAAATCGAACCGACCGACCGGCATGGAATCGCGATCTCCGGATAGTATTTGAGAAACGGTTCGCTTTTCGCAATCATGTCCTGTATTGCCTCGCCGGAATTCTTAGCGTCTGCCCCTGTCGCCGAAATCAACGCCGCAAAGTCTACCTGCCCGCTGGATTGCGATTTCCAAATCATCGCCCGGAGATAGGTTGTTTTGCCTTCACCCCGGCTTGCGAGCATAAGGTCGTCCCCGCCGTACCTGAGCGTGTCCTCATACGCTCCAATCATTTCGCATTGCTGGCTTGTGAAGGTCCGCGTTAGCGGTTGCGTGATCCCCGATTCCGGCCCGCACATTTCCCAAATCCACGCTTCGGAATCATTTTCTATGTTCTCCCTAAACTTCCGCTCCGTCTCCGTCAGCGTCGGAATGATAACGGTTGACCCGCGTCGACGCGTCGCCTGGTTCGCTTGCTTCGACGATTCCCGCCGTTTGTCCAGGACCTCTTTGCTTCGATTGATTGGCTTCGATTTCGATTCCGCCTCGATCGCCAACGCCAACGTCTCCAGCTCCTCTTCCGTCAGCGATGCGATCACTGCCTTCTGCTCGATGCTTGGCAATTGCATCAAGGATTCGATTTCGGCTTTGCTCCACTCTTCGTTCTTCGCGGTCTTCGTCATGGATGTTCTGCGCCTCTGCTGCCAATAATGCCCTGCTCGCTGCCGCGATCTCCCTTGGCTTGCTCTCGCGATCTGTGATCACCTGGACCAGCCGCCGAATGACCGCCTCCCTATACTGAGGCTTCATCGGCCATCTTTGGATGATCGCTTCCGCTTCCATCCGTGTTTCTTGGGTGCTCATTGCGACTCCCCCCGCTGCCCTTGCCGAAGCGAAGGGCATTTTGTTGCTGGTTATCCGGGCAGGCTGTTACTCTTGCGCTGCTTGCCAGGCATCGAATGCAGCAACCAACGGATCGATTCCTGCGAGGCAATCGGCTTTGATGTCATCGGCTTTGCTTTTAGCGGTCACGCCTCTCGCTTCGATCGCGGCAAATTCGGTTTCTGCATCGTCAAGTTCGCCCGACCAATAGGCAACGCCGACCGCGCTCATGCCATCTTCAAAGTGTGTCTGCGGACCTTCCCATGTCGCGCTGGCATCGAGGTAATCAAGGTCGTCTTCAAGGGTCGGATTTCCGGTCACATATCGATCTTGCCAAGCCTGGTCCAGAATGTCTTCTGCCGCATCGATTGCATCCTGGTCATCAAATCCGCTGTTGATGACGTAGTCGTCGAGCAAATCGGCGAGGTCCGTGTAGGCTGAATCCATTTCATCCACGGATTCTTGAACGAACAAATACTGATCAACCGCGTCGACCCACGCATCGGTGGTTGAACCTTCCGCTTTCGTTTGCTGTCCCCAAACCCCATATGGGTAGCTAGTCGGATAAGTTGGTTCCCACGTCGGGCCGTAAGCAGCTGCCGTGCTTACCATTGCTAGCGCGGCTGCAACCGCAAAAAAACTTTGCCTTCCAATCATCTCATTCTCCAAAAGTGCCGGGTTAGTGATCCCGCGTTCCGTCCGGCTTCCGGTTCGCGGGTGTTTACGCTTCTGATTCGGTTGGCTGATTGTCTTCGTCCAGCACCTCGCCTGGCATCCGGTCGGCTCTGCCTCCGGTTATCTTTTCCCAACGTGCAACGATCACGTCGCAATAAACCGGATCTAATTCAACGGTGATTGATCGTCGGCCTAGCTTTTCGCAGCATGCCATCGTTGAACCGCTGCCGCCGAAAACGTCGAGAATCTTATCTCCTCGCTCGGTGCTGTTCCGGACAAAATTTGCCAAGAGCGATAGCGGCTTCATGGTCGGATGTTCGAGGCTTCGCCCTGGTCGATTCTCGCGGATCGCTGTCGGGAAATCGCCATTCCGATATTGGTTGATGATTGTTATCAATTCGCCCTTGCTCAGTTTGGCCAGGTCCAGGTCGTCATCGATCACGGTGGTCTTGTCGAAGGCCCCCACCCACTTGTGTGCCGCTCCTGGCTTCCAACCGTATAGGATCGGCTCATGCTTCCAGTTGTAATCTTGCCGGCCTAGCACCATCGCGTTCTTGATCCAGACCAGGCATTGCTTGAATAGCAGCCCTGCTTCCGTCATGGCTAGCCGGAAGTTAACGCCTTCAGTATCGGCATGGCAAATGTAAACCGGTCCGCCTGGCTTCAGGACGGTCGCCGCGTTGCTTAGCGCTGCGACCAGGAATTCCCGAAATGCTCCGTCGTTCATTTCGTCGTTGTCAATTGTCAACGCGTCTGCTGTCTTGCCAACGTAAGCAACGTTGTAGGGTGGGTCCGTGATCACCGCATCGACCTGCTCGCCGTGTAGAAACGGGATCCATCGGTCGCTTGTCGCGTCCCCGCAAATCAAAACGTGATCACCGAGGATCCAAATGTCGCCGGGTTCGGTGATCGGGATCGCTGGCGGTTCAGGAACTTCATCTTCGTCGATCTCGATCGGGTGTTCGTCTTCAACTTCAGCCAGGAGGGAGGCTAATTCCTCCGGCGTGAATCCTGCCGCCGTTACCAATTCCAGGTCCGGCAAGTCTTGCAACTGGTTAAGCAGGATCTGCTGATCCCATTCGGCGAGTTCTGCCGTTCGGTTGTCCGCGATCGCATAGGCTGTCGCGTCAGCCCCGATCAGGTCGGTGATCCGGACGTCGATCGACTGCCAGCCAAGCCGGCTTGCTGCCTCCAATGTTCCGCTCCCTGCAACCACGGTTCCGTTATCGTGGATGACGATCGGCTTCTGCTGACCGAACCTTTCAAGGCTAGCCATGATCGCTTCAATGTTCCGCTCGCTATGCGATCGGGCGTTGGCCGGGTCCTTCGTCAGTTCTGCAACGGCGCGCTGTTGTTCATTCATCGGTGTGGTCCTCTCCCCAACCCCTCAGAAAATGTGAGTATGAATTTGGTCTTGTTTTTTTGCCGCTGCTTTTGCGCTTACTAAGTGTACGAAAGCCAGGCTTGCGTTT